GGGATCTTTCTTGTTAAGAGTCGTGAGAGAGTTCTCAATGTACCAACCACCTGGTCCTTGGAAAGCATGACTCCAGATCTTAGCGAAAGGAATATCTTCTCCGTCTGGAGCAGGAAGAAAGCGAATAACAGCGTAACCATTGCCGCTTTTATCCAGTTCGGGTTTCCAAAGACGCTCGTCTCCACCGCCTCCACCGCCTGTGGGGTTGGAGATTTTTTCAATCTCTTGGGTGAGTTTTGCAAAGGAACTTGCACTGGACTTTTTTAGATTAGAAAATGACATTTAGAATGTTTGTATTTGGTTTATTGCTACTGTATAGACGTAGCGTTCTATTTAGGCAATGGTGCTTCCCAGTCATACTTGCGTTGCCAGGGAGGACTCGTAACATTCTGGTCCAACATGAAGTTGGCAGACAGAGTGATTCGTTTCTCACCTTGCTTATTGTAGTACGGCATGACCCAATGTGTCAAGTTTGCTGGGAAGATCAGGAAACGTCCAGGACTAGGATCACCAACAACAAACTCATTGATAGCGAATGGTTGTGGGGATCCCGACAAGAAGGTGGTCTTGCCGTTGTTTCTCCATGGAGTTTCCGACTCTGGGAAAATAGTGCTCATCTCCGTTGGTACATCTAAGTATAGTATGGAACTCAGATCACAGTTGTGGATGTGTGGCGGATTAAAATCTGGACCAGGGGACGTGAAATTCACCCAAGCATTCACTAGACGCAACTCGGTATGGATCTCGGCACCATCACCATCAGATCCCTGGTTAACGCGAGCAGCGTTATATGCAATAGGGGTAGAAGGTCCAATACGCCCCGCAGCACTCAATTCATTTAGATATCTCTGCACAAAAGGAGCGAGCATTGGTGTCAATACAGTTTGTGAAAATTCTTCACTACACCATACTTCTCTTTCAATGTTACCCACCAGTCCCATACTAGCATCATCACGTTGCTTAGAATTTGCATGTTCTAAGATGATGTTGCGGTCTTCTTCGGAAATAAATGCCGCATGAATACCAGGACCGAATGGAAAGATAGTATTTCCAACTACGGCAGGTTGTGCATTTTCAGGTGAGTTCATGTAATTCTATCTCTGGCGTTGTTGAGGTGTTGGATCATTTGGTCAAAGCAATCTCCTAGATCACGATAACCAAATGCCTGGGACATTAGATTAATACGTGTCTTAAGGTCTGATGCCTCAGTGTCTTCCATAGCAGCAAGAGCAAGTCTAGTATAGAACAATTTTTGCTTTTCTATCAAAGACTTAGTATTTTCTATATGTTCTAGACGTTGCTCTTTATTCATGCCAGATAGTTTATTCTGCATGTGAGCAAGTTTCTGATATGTTTTAAAAATACCACTGATTTCTTCTTGTACGTTATCAGAGTGAAAAAATCCTTCTTCAGTCATAATTTTCTATTCATTGTTTCTAAAACTACTTTCTTATATTTCTTACAGTCAATGTTAAGAAAGGGTGCGTACTTAACTATACGCATACTAGTATCTTGCCATATAGGATCAGTTAACACCTTATTGAAATTGTCTACAAATCCTAGGCAATAGTTCAATACAACCAGTGTTTCTAAACTAATCTCGTTTCCGTAGTACCCCTTAATTAATATGGGATGCTTACCAGATTCAGCATGAAATAAAGTATCAAAACTTTTTTCATATGGTTGCTCAATCTCATTGAGCAGTGTGTCAATATCTTGTTTAAATTTGTACGTGAAAGACTCTTGTTTGGTCTTCCATTGGGAATAATTACTTTCTTTGAACTGACGGATATAGTCTGCACCCATAATAAAGTTGGATACAAAGTAATATAAAAGTTCGTTACTATCTTTCTTTGTTGCTAGTTTCTTAAACGTGTAGATGTCTTTACGTTTATTGAAAGCAGATTCAGATGCTCTTGTTTTGCCATTGAATCTGAAAAAATCATAATCTAATCTAGTAAAATGTGATCTCACAGCGAGATACATTTTATAGCATTCAAATCCTGTCACAGGGGCAAGATACCTCTACTGCTACGCTTCATGTAATTAAGTTGTTGAGCATCATTTCTCAACTTTTCCTTCAGTGGTTTTGATAGTAGTTTGGGGACAGACTCAATCTCAATCTCGTTATCTTCACAGAAACATACAATTGCTTCAATGTAGTTGATCTCTCCATGAGAGTCTTTAACTAAAGCCTCAATACGCTCCGAAAATTTTGTCGGAGTCATGAAGGGTTTCTCACCCTTAGTCTTGGGTGGCATAGAATTCTTTTTGGTAAGATTTAAGTAATTGTAAATAGTCATTAAGATTGTACTTCTGAAATACTTGAATAGATCCCTCTTCAGTGGCGATAAGTGTGACAATTTTCTTTACCTTAATACCTGTACGTTCATAGAACATAGCAGCGTAAGCGGACTCTTGTACGAAATAGTTTTCAATGTAAGATTCCTTCTTCTCTTTAGTTGAGGTTTTAAAATCAATTACTGCTAATTCATTATCAAATTCAGCAATGCAATCAACGCGACCAGCGAGAGCGAGAACGTGACTGTAAAGAGGGGTTTCAAGAGCGTGAATGTTATCCACCCGAGCAAGAGTCTTACGAGCCATTTTGTACATGTTGAGTGCAAGAGGGTCTCGTTCATACTTTTCCTCGTTTAGTATACCACGGATGTGGTCCTCTAGTATAGCATGGAAACTGTTTCCTCGCTTGGATGCTCTCGTAGAAATACGATTTGCTTCATCTTCACCAACTCGGCGTCTCCAATCAGCAATAGATTTACGAGAGCGAATGCCAGTGACAGTTGTTACTGATGGATATGGTTTATCTACATTAGGAAATTTATAAAAACGTTTTCCGTTTTCTTGAACTACTGTAGGTTCTTCCAGACTATCATAAGTAACATCAACAAAATTAAACATCAGTACTGATATCCTACAATATTTAGATTGAACGCAATTGAAATGCGATCTTCACGAGAATAATTTGGATATACCCCATGATATAGTTCAGATGGAAATATAAACATATCTCCGTCTCTGGGCATAACCTCAATTAGAGGACCATACTCAGCAAGTTTGCAATGCTCTTCAATGATCGGATTATGTGGTCCAGGTCTCATAAAGTATAGAGCACCAGACTTAGGAGGTACTTTAACATAGTAGATACCACTAAAGTGTGTACCTCCATGATTGTGTGGTTTATTGTAGTGGCCGCGGCCATTAACATTCATCCACAATCCAGCACCTTGAATATTCCATTCCCCTATTTTAGCATTAGAGTCCTTCAAGTGTTCCTTCAAGAGACTTTTTGCAACTATAAACAAGGGTTGCCATGCCTCACCCTTTACGGTAGGTGCAGATTGATACCCACCTACATTACTAAACTCCATTGATCTATGATACTCTTTCTGAGTTGTACGAACTAACTCCTCAGATACAATATCAAGTCCAACATTTTTATAGGTTAAAGGAGTTGGAAAGAGATTATGTGTTTTTTGTTCTAAATCAGAACTTTCAGTATAAATGGACATCAATAACCAAGATTTAATTTATTCATTAGGTAGGAACGTACTAGACCAGATCTAACAATATCTTCAACACCAAACTCTGTAATATCAAACTCTGGCATTTGTTGAAGAATACGCATGAAATCTAGGATACCATTACGCTCATTCTCTTTAACCAAATCTGTCTGAGTAACATCACCACAGAACATAATTTTACAATTATCTCCCACACGAGTGATCATACTATCAAGTTCATGAAAATTCAAGTTTGAAAATTCATCAACAATTACAATACAGTCATCCATAGTAACACCACGAATGAATGAAGTTGACCAGAAAGAAATAGTTTCTTGAGATTTAAGATTATCATACAGCATATCAAAGCTGTTGTCATCTGGCATCTTAAACATATACTTTACCATGTTCTTATATGGAACCTGGTAGAGCATAGACTTATCTTCATGGGTTCCAGGCAAGAATCCAATCTCCCTGGTAGGTACAAGAGATCTAACAATATAGATCTTCTCATAAGGAGAATCCTCATCAAGGACTTCCTTAAGTGCATTATACAGTACAATAAAAGTTTTACCAGTACCTGCACACCCATGAAGTACACAATTTTTACCTTCGGCATATGAAGCAAATACCGATTCCTGATTATCAGTCATCGGTTCAATATTACGAAGGTATCCTCCGTCAATTGGTTTTTTACGCTTCATTTGTTTTTTAGACATTCCTGAAGATGGGTCATTAAACTGATCACCATATTTTTGGGATCTAGATTTTGATCTTGCTCTTGCCATTAGAATTCCCTCGCGCTGTCAGGTAAGTATTGTTTCAATCCATTTTGAATTGATCCTCCTACTTTATAATGCTGTATGGCAACATCTGCCATTTTCTTATCTTCTTGGTTTGATGCAGTGATGTCTACACCTCTCCAGTTTACTAGTTGCTTAATATGAGGGTTTTCCTCCAAATACTTTTCACGACCAGCAAGAGATAAAAACTTTTCTTCTACCTCACCAGTCTTAGTATCTTCAAACTTGTAGATTGGCATATTAAGTAAACCGAGATAAGTTAGAGCGTGGGTGTGCTTTCTGCACTTTAGACATTACCTCCTTAAACCCATTATCAAGTTTAGGGACACCGTAAGTAGTTCCTGCAATGCCTTGTGACCAGTCTTTGTCCCAGTCAGGATTTTCATCCTTCCAAGACATATATTCTTTGCAGGACATAAGGAGTTCTTTAGTCTCGCCAGTCTTCAAATTTTTTACAGGATAGGTAGGCATTATTGTGGAGTTAGGATACGTTTAACTTTTTCACCAAAGAAATTAATACTGGTGACTCTCATGTCATCTTTGTGGACCCCAGAAATAGGTCTTTGTCCATGGTATATATGACCAGGAAACACAACCATTGTGTTGTAACTATCTAGCACAGTATACAACTCCTTATATTCAGAGTCGTTTCTCCAGGTATCAACGTGTTCAGAACCGAGAGGAGCATCGCTGATCTTCTCATAGAATGTCGTACCTGCACCCATATTATTGTGGGGATTTAAGTATACCATACAATTATAACATTCGTCAGTATGGGGCCAAAAATATGGGTCCTCTTTGCTGATATCTACTTCCATAAACTGATTGAATATTCTCCAAGAGAACATACGAATCCCATCTATCTGCACGTCAAGAATTCTTGCCATGTACTCGTATAGATTAATCTCTACTTGCTTAGGTTCAGAGCAACGTTCCGCATAGAACTTACCATCATAAAAATTCTTGCCGTTTATATACTCGTCTCCAATAGACTTGTCTAATTGCTGTGCTTGATTGCGATTACTTTTAATACCACTCTGGGCAACATAATCTCTCACACGATCAGGATACTTGTAGTAATTATCAACAAAAATAAAATATTCCCCGTCAAAGTCACAAACTTCAACGGAGACATCATCACTTACCTGAAAGTCTTCTTCGGTAAAAAATTTCATAGTATCATAATACAAGGTTGATCCATGCCATCGTAATCGTGAGGACAATCACATTCCTCATCACACCATTCCATGGCACGAGAAATTGTAGGAAACTCACACATAAAGATCTTTTTGATCGCCTTTGCAATATCCATGTGCTCTTTCTGAGTACCGTTAGCAGATCTCAGAGAAATATAATGGATCCAATTTCTGAGATTGCCCGTCATGTACATTTTGGTTGGTACGCATAAAGGAAGCACATTTCTGGCACATTCCTTTGCAATATTGTCATCTAGCATCTGCTGATACAGATCCATCCCTTGCTGGAAGTGGTGTTGCATCAAGATTTCATACTTTTGCTTCTTAAAAGGATCAACATCATCAATAGAATTCTGACGATTCTTGGTATCCTGACTACGAAGTTCTGGAAGAGGAATCTTATCAAAACCTAGCAGAGATGAATCTGCATAGCGTTGCGAAAATTCCTGGAATGTAAATGAACGGTGCCTCAGGATCTGAGCCGCGATTGCTCTAGTTGTGTTAATTTCAACTGTTAGTGTAGCTTGCTCAAACACACTCCAGTGTCCATGTTTAATACAGTATTTTAGAAGTCCCTCAACCTTAGGATTTTCTTGGTTTGCGGGATTGCTTACTCGTGCAATGTACCCAATAGTCTTTTCTGCGTCTGGAGTGACAGCAATCTTACATACTTTCATGATTTAACGTTACTTAAACAAAATACGACATACCCAACACAGTGCAAATGACTGGAGATATCCAATGGCTGCTAATCCCGTGAATGGAATCAACCAGTTCAATAATAGCATAGCCACGAGTGGAGACACAAACAAATCAAACAACATTTTGATGATTTGTTTGGCATTTTCTTCACGCTTCTCCTTTTCAACTAACTCATGTAGTCTTGCTTCAGCTTCTTCATCTTGCTGCTCTGCGACTTTTTTTGAGTTGAAATAGACACTCATTTTTTCGGTTTTGGTTTCTGAGGATCTTCCCATAGTCTTGGATTTACCGTACCTGCTGCTTGACTGAATGTTTTGAAATTTTCTTTGTATTGATCCCAGTAATGATCAAATATGTCAACTTGTTTTTGTGCTAACACAATGTCAAATTCAACTACTCCCTCGTTTACATACTCTACGAGATATGCTGTACAAGGGAGAGTTTTATCCTTCGCTAGTAAGGGATCACATTTTTCACGAAGAATCGTGATTTTAGTGCTCAACTTCGCTCCCCCCATTCAATTCTAGGGAATGCTTCTTTTACCACTGCTGCAGTGATACGATACTTAGATTGAAGGTCTTTGTCTTTAGCCAAAACAATTACTTCTGCTTCACTCTCATGCAGTCCTTCAAGCATTTGAATGAATAGGGTCTCTTTCTTCATCATAGGTAGTCTATCATCACCACCCTTAAAAAATCGGTACAGTTTTCTATACTCTTTAGCGAGTCTAGTATGTTCTGTACCTGCAGGTGCGTCATTAACCGTATAGGGAACTTCCCCTTCAGGCATGACAGAGATCAAACTCTCGTCATAGTTTATAATAAGAATTGCACGGAGAGCATTTGTATTGTATGTTCTTAGCAAATCAATTTTTTCTGCCTTTGTCTTAGCGTTGGAGACCTTTTTCAGTACCTCACTAATCAACAAAGTATTCACATCAGTTTTTCGTGCCATGGTTTTAATAATTAGTCATCGTCTTCTTGTTCAATTTCATCCCAAACATCAAAGTTGGGTCTAATGTAGATTAACTCATCTTGTAGAATATTACCGTTTTCATCTAGCATTTCTGGATGAGTGACTGACTTAGCATATGCGGCGTTTTCAATGAAATCTTCTACATATCCTTTTGCCAACCAGGAGACGGTAATCCCCAAAATAAACGCTCCGATTGTTACCAGAGTCATTAACGCGATTAACATGGTTCCCCCTTAATTTAATTTTGTTGATCTGGAACCTATCCTCCTAAGTGTTAAGTTAGAAGTATTTAGTGCTATTTTAGATGAGTTTGTTCTCTCTCAAATATTGAATTGAGTCACTACATCCACCCAATTTCTTTTCGTTCATTAGCACTTGGGGGAAAGTTGCACCTTTACCAAATTCTTGATAGAACTTTTCTCGGTCAAAATGTTCTCCAAGTTTATATTCTTGGAAACTCTTATTTTTAGCAGTTAGAACTTGTTTGACTTTATCGCAATAGGGGCATCCACTGCGGGTGTAAACAGCAAAATTCATAGTCATTCTTGAGGGTTGAGCATCAGATTCCGTAACCTATATATCAGATTAACACACCTGGGATTCTTTGTCAATTATCCATGTGGGGGGATGAAAATTACAGTACTCATTAAAAGTGATTTTCATCTCCTTTTCGGTCAAATTGCAGTGTTTTGCTGCTTTCGGTAAATTCCATTTAGCAGAGAATAGCATCTCCATGGACTCTCGTGTTTCAATTCTCATAAAAACCTATAGAAGTCATTTTTTGGCGGCCTTTTTTTTCCGACTTTCTGGGGAATAAAAAGTGAATTTCGTTTTAGGACTCAAGTGTTTTGTTGAACTGCTTGCGACACTTCTTAAGTTCTTTCAGTTCATCCTTGATCATTTGGTAAGCATCTTCGGGAGAGATTCGTCTTGACATCTCCATGGCAATAGTATACTCAACTCTAGTACCGAAGTGTTTCAGTGCTTCTTCAAATGAATTTAGTTCTTCATACATCTTTTTTATCCAGCGTTGATGCTTCATAGAGTCCAGAACGATAATATTTTTGAGTCTTCTTCATCTTGCGAACGAAAGTCTTTTCGTTCATGTTCTGTCTTTGTTGAAAGATCTTATTCAATGATGTCAATTCATCAATAGTCTTTCTCAACTGTCGTTCTGATTTTTTCTGCTTCATTGGTTGTACTAAATCATCTTCAGTACCCAAAGGTTCAAACTCTGCAGCGTCTCCATCAATCATGTCCTGAACTTCTTCAGGCAATTGGTCTTTAGGAATTTTTGGTAGGTCCATTATAGTCTAGGTTCAAATCTACATGTGATCAGTTTTACTCTTTGTTGACTGGTGTCACTTACGATTTCAAATTTGGTAGTAGTGTCTTCACCAGCATTAGCGGCGTTGCCCTCCTCAACAAAGAATTGTATGCTTGACTGAGGATTTATGTCAGCATCTAAACTGGAATCTGCAACAGACCAGTTTGAACGGTAGGAATTGATTATTTCCGTCCCGTCCACTATAACACGAACCCTAAAGGATCCGCAAGAGCCACCTTGAGATCCTCCAAGGTGAACCAGTCTACATCCATTGTTATCTGGGATTTTCACGTATTGAATTCCAGATGTTGAGGTGCTATCAGTATAAGAAGAGCATCCACTATTAGCATAACCTGTTGGACGGTGAACAACTTCAAGTGTTTCACCTGTATTGAATACAATTGTATTCACACCTGGAATAGGATCATTAGCAGTTACTTGAGCACCTTCTTTGTATAGATACACTCCAATACCCTGTCTAGTATTAAATATCTCTCCAGCACTGTTGTCAATTGTAGTTGTAACTGTTCCCAATTTAATTGGATTGGGACTATAGGGGTAACCAGGAATAGACAGAGTATCACCAGCAGCATAACCAGTGCCACCACTTACTACATTATTAATTCTCAACCTTGTATCATAGTCACTAGACCCGTCTTGAATTGCTTGTATAGTAATGTTCAAAACCATACCCGAACCAGAACCACCACCCATGGTAAAGTCTTGAGTAATTACCTGACCATT